GGAATAGAAAAATTTGCTAACGAATCGCTATACTTTTTCCATTGTCTGTTAATGTCATCAATTGACATGTGTGGAATATTTCTATTAAATTCTTTGTGAGGATTTGTGTCTTTGTACTTATTGCTCAAAAATTCCGGCACTCCTCTAATTTGCTTTACAACTTCATTCTGAGTCCTACGGTGTTCTGTTGACATCTGCAAAATAACTTCATTACAATCCAAAATATTCCAAATCTTACTCGTACCATCAGCGTTAACAGCAATAGGTCTAAAGTCTAAACCAGCACGTCCACCGACGGACTGAGAATCTTTTGATTGAACATATTCCATTGTAATATCCCAAATATCTGGCATAATAATTTTCTCTTCAGGAGCTCCTTCCTCTCGCAAACGAGCAACAAATTCACTCACCTTTGTCTTATCTAACATAAAATTCTTAGGATCTAAAGTGTCGTTAATTGCAAACTCCTTTTTTACTGAAATTCCTATAACCAAATTAAAACGTCTCAAAATGGAAACAGGCTCATTAGAATATAATCCTGCACACAACTCTTTAACATTAGTTGTTACGGCAACAACCTTCGGTGTTAAAGGAATCTTTCCTTTAGAACTCAAATCTGCCATAACAGGATATGCTGGAGTATTATTAATATACTCAATAATCTTCTCTAACGGGCTCTTTTTGGTGAATTCAATACTAGTATTACACATATCGTCCAACACAATGGCTTCTGTACCATATGAATAATTGGAAAAGAATTCGTCATTAGGATTAGTTACTTTACGTAACTCAAAATTAGGATCTCCTCCTTGACCAATAATGGACATAGTTGTGGCAATACTTGTAAATGTAGATTTACCAACAGATGATCCTCCGAAAACTAAAATACCAAACGGAGCATGACGCAATTGCCCACATAACATTAAACGGGTTAAAGTCACCATGCACGTTTCTATCTCTGTCCACTTACGCTTAACCAAACTAGCCTCATGCACATTTGTCTTTGGCAAAGACTGATAAACATT